CGGGGATCGGTGTCCAGTTTCTGCCATCCTGACCAGCGCAGGTAATTGTTGTTACGCCATCAATGTACGCAACACCGGAAAAAACCGCACTGGCATTGCAAGTGACTGTACCAACACAATCAACACTGGCCTGCCCATCAGCAACAATGCCGCCCAAAGCGGTGAACGTGCCATCACAAGTAATGCTGGCATCACCAAGACGAACCCTGATTGCATCTGCTGTAACAGTGGCATCCGAGGTGATCGATGCAACACCATTCGCAACAATCCCACCGAGACAAGTTACGCTTGCTTCAGCAGTGATTGAAGCATCACCAAACTGCACCCTTGTCCCGGCACATGACACAGAGGCCAGAGCAGAAACATCGGCAGAGCCATACTGGACTCTTGTTGCATCGCAAGATACAGAGGCACTTGCATCAATCTGGGCAGAGCCAAACTGAACCCTGGTGGCATCGCAAGAAGCAGAACCAGAAACATCAATCGATGCGCTTGCATACTGCACACGCACCGCATCAGCACTAAAGGTTCCATCTGATGTTACAGATGCCGCACCGAACTGGACACGGATCGCATCCAGACTTACAGATGCCGTGGAGCTTACAGAGCCGTAAGCATCCCAAAGAGTGACAGAGGTTGTGTAAAGTGGGCTGTCAAGCGTGAGCGTAAGATCATCGATGCTCGACTTTAAGTTGTCGAGCGAATCTATCGTCCACGGTGGCAGCAGATCAGCCATTACGCCAAAGTCACACTCAGCGAACCTACAGCAACACGGAACACATCACCAGTTGCAATGGTCTTTGAAGCATCCAAAGCGGTATGGAACAACAAGTTACCACCCGTTGAGGCATCACGAATCCCGACATATGCAACTGTCCCCCATGACCCTGTGGCCTGCGGGAACTCAATCGCAGCAGTGTTCGTTGTCACCCCGTTGCTCGGCGCACCAAAGGTAATCGACTGCCGCGCATAAGCGTTGCCAGAAACCTCAGTCCCTGTATCCGCATCAGTCGGGTCAGTCGTGTAAAGCCCAAGATACACAGTCGCAGGACTTGTGTAAGACGTATTGCGAAGAACCGCATTGATAAGTGCGTTCTCCAAATAATTACTCATTTCAGCCATTTTTTACCTCGCTACGGTTCGCATTGCCAAAGGAACACCAGAATACTGACCTTGCTCGTCAGACCTGGTAAGGGAACTCATGGCACGATCAAACATGACACTCCATGTGTTGACTCGCGCATCGTTCATCAAATACGGCTCGGCCTCAATCAAAGCCCCGTAAAGCAATGCATCTGGCGTGTTTGCCAGGAATACATTGGAGGTGTTGGAATCGCTCAGGTACGCAGGAGCTGCGTAATAAAGCAATTTCAGCGTGTAAACCCCATCAGGGATTGGTGATAACTGGAACTCATTAGCCAGAACTGTGTAGTCCAATGGCTTGCCAGAACTCCAAGACCTTGTATCCCTGTTAAAGGCAGAAGGACTTGCATATGCTAGAGGCTGAACAGGACTGCCAGTAACAACAAAATCCCTAACCTCAAGAAAATCATTAGGAAGCTCGACAGTAGCATCGCCAGAAGTTGTGGAGGTGGTGACAGTTTTGAGCATCTGACGAATCCGCACATCTCTTCGCAGGCGAATCTCAGCAAGCTGAATAAAGTCAGGAATTTGTGTGGTCAAGTCTGAACGAGCCAGATACCCGGCAACCGTAGTCTTGAGATCAGAGTAACTGGTGAAGGCCATCAGATAACTCCTGGTCGAGTGCGCCAAGCGCGATTTTCAGGGTTGTTCAGGAACATCGCAAACCGGGCATGATCTACCACTTGGAACCCGCGCATGATGCCCTGTCGATTCAAGTCATCAATGGCAGTAAATGGAATGGAAGCAATCTTGTTGCCAAATACCTCGTCAGACCATCGCGCCCGTTCATCGTAAGAGTTGAACTCTTTTTTGTTTTGTTCAACCAAAGCAGTGACATCCTGAGCAGTCTGAATAATCAAACCACCCTCGCCATCAGCATGAGCAACGGATTTACGATATTCGGTCATGGTCAAATTCTATCAGTTACGCTTAAAAGAAAAAAGCCCCGACCTTGTGGGCCAGGGCTTCTTTTGGGTCACACCGGATTAGGGAGTGATGTCGGCAATGATGCCGTGTGCGGCTTCGTTCTTGACCTCAAGGGTCAGTTCAGCCAGGAGCTGAGTCATCTCAGAGTCACCAGTCTTTGCCAGCTCATTGGTCTGGAAAGGACGCAGGTAAGCAACAGCAGCCATATCAGGGTCAACCACAAAAGCGGTCTCGTTGCCTGAGTTGGTGCTGTTCATGAACCTGTTGGGAACCACGCTCACCGTTCCGAAGTCGCTGAGGTAGACATCAGCCGCCCCGATGATGGTGGTAGGCTCGTTTGACGGAGCCATGTAACGCTGGGCAGCGATACCGGCAAAAGCCGATACGGTCTGCTTGTGACCAGGGTTAACCATCAGCACTTTCGGGTTGCCACCAGACTCGTAGACCTCTTTGATGACGGTCTTCAGTTCGGTTTCAGTGAAGGTGCGGTTCGTGCCGTTGGTACGGGCAGTCGTTCCCAGAGAACCAGCAGAGCCACCCACGCCGAAGTCGCCGTTCGTAGCCAGCCACGCCTGCAAGCCACCCAGTTTACGGGCGGTGCTGGAGTTGCCGTTCGTAGCGGTTTGGTTCGACAGCAGCGTAAGTTCGATGTCGCGCTTGACTTCAGCCGAAGCCTTAGCCAACTGGTAAGCCTTTTCAGACTTGCGACCAGCCTTGTCAACAGCGTCCAGAGTGCCAGAAATCTTGATGGTTTTCTGGAAAATCTGGGTGCGGTTGCCAACGCGAACAGTCGGTGACATGGTGGCATCAGATGCCGTTGCACCTTCAACGGCAGCGTTCGTCAAAACGGCCGCGTCAAGCGAATCGGTCTGCCACTCATGCAGAACAGCGGTTGCCTTGGTCTTGCCAATGGATGACATGAAAGGCGTGTCGGTTGGACTGATGTTGTAGATCAAATCCGAAAGGTCTTCCCGCATACCAATTGCGGTATAGGTTTGATAGGTTGCCATGATTTCTCCTTAGAGGAATTTTTCAAACAACGCAGCAGCATCCTTGACCTTGCCGGTCTGTCGGAGCCTCTGCGCCAACGCTTTGTCTTGCTGCGACTGTGTAGGAGGCACTGAAGTTCCAGATTTAAGCATCTTCGGAGCCTGGGAAACCTTCTTCTGAATATCAGGTTTCGACTTCTGAAGTTGCTCAAACTTCATTGCTTTATACAAAGCCACAACAGCGCGGTGGTCATATACGGAACCCAGCTCTTGCTCTGACCAGCCTTGGGATTTCGCATATTCGCGGATTTGCTTGCGAACATCGTCACCCTTCGGGCCTGACAGTTCAGGAATAGCCGCACTCAACCTTTCGGCTTCTGACGCAATGTGCTTCTGGAGGGACTGCTGCTGCTCTGCTTGTTGCTGTTGGGCAATGCGTTGCTGTTCAGCACGAACCACTGCAAGCTGCTTGTCGCGTTCGGTGCGTTCTGCGACCTTCACGGCATAGCCGATGGGGTCAACTTCCTTTAGAGCCTCTAAGTTCTCACCCTGACCCTGCTGACTCAAGAATTGATTGAGTGCTTGCAGTTTCTGGGCATATGCCAGTCGCTCTTGTTTTACCTGCTCCAGATGGACTCGTTCGGCCTCTAGTGCCTTACGCTGTTCAGCCAAAGCCTGAGATTTTTTCGTGTAATCAGCAGTTCTTTGGTATCCATTGATTAACTCATCAATTTCAACCTCGACCTCCTCGCCATCAACCTTTGCCCTATATTTAGGCTTCGGCTCTTCCACCTGTTCGGCAGATTCCTCTACAACTTCCTCGGTCTCTTGGATTTCCTCCGGTTGGCCTTCATCGGCTCCATCGTCACCCATCAAACCAAGAAAAGAAGAGGCGGCTTGATTCACGCTTAGGTTTTCACTCCCCTGGGGGTTGGTGTTTTCCATGTGTCATCTCAAAAATCACAGGAACCGCCTGCTCGGGTAACTTTCGTTACAAAATCTTCCATTTCTTCTCGCGGATTTGCTTTTCGGCGGCAATGCCCTGCAAGTGTCCAACGATCAGATCAATCGTCCTGATATGCCTGTAAGCATCTTCTCTTACATCCACATCATACGGATTTGAACCCATTATTACACCAATCTGCTGGGTTTTCAAATCTTCTATGACTTTTCTGAAAAAGTCATCATTCAGAAGATTCTCACACCATTGCGCTTGCGTCAGTTTGTCCATTAGATAAAGCGTAGATCAAGGATTCAAGCCCCATTGGTTGTCCAATTGGGGCGTAAGACTGCGGTGGCATATAAGGAAGTGGAACACCCACAGACTGAGGGAACTGTGGTATTAAACTAACATCAGCAGAGATTTGCTGCGGTGTCGCAAGCGAGGGAAACCCCTGCGGTTGAGCCGTGTGCATAGGCTGTTGGTTTTTCAGATATTGCTCATAGGCTCTGTCCATAGCTCGCCCTGTTGAGCCAGAAGTTTGCTGTCCAAAGTACGGGGACATATACATATCAGTAGTGCCCATCATGTTTGACGGGTCGTTTAGGAATGCTTTGTACTCAGGCGATTGGTAAAACGGATCGTCTTGCGCCACCAACTGTCTTTGAGTCTGTAAAGTTGCGGGACTTGGAGAAACCAAAGAAATACCCGGCTGGCCTGCAATCTGGTTAATCACTTCCTGTGTTGGAATTCTTCTTGGCTGGACAAATTGTCCTGGCATAACACCAGGCATGGCAGTCTGTACGGACGATCTTTGAATGGCAGGGTTAATCAACCTCTCCCACTGCGTGCCGCGCAGCAACTCCATCGTTCCAAAGTCAATCGGCACATTTCCAACCCCACCAACACCACCAACCCCACCAGATGTGCCAGTAGTGCGTGTCGGGCTTCTCCAGTCCGAAGGAACATCAACGATGTCAAAGCCGGTATCTTTTCCCCCATCAGTTAGCAAACTGGCAACAGTTGCTGCTGTACCAATACCCTTTATCACATCGCTTGGAGTGATCTTGGATGGGGTCTTTTCAGGTTTCACATTAGTGGTTGGCGTTGTTAAAGCATTAGCCAATAAACCTGCTCCAACCGCAGGGAAAATACCCTCTAGAGGGGGTCTAAGCTTTGCTCCCGTTACCTCCAACGTTGCAGAAGGCTCTACGACTTCAGGAATAATCTCTGGAGTTTGGACAGCAGGCTGAGACAATAATTCAGCAACGACAGGAGTAGTAGCAGCCACAGCCTCTATTGGTGTTATTGTCGGGGTAGGTTTCGGTGCTACAACTTCAACAACATTAGAAGGCTCAGGTACGCTTGGAGTTACCGAAGGTGTAGAAAGCAATCCAGTAGCTACCGGCGCAGCAAGTGCTGCAATTTCAGCGGCAGTCATGACCGGCGCAAGTTTTCCAGCAGTAACTAAAACATTAGAAAGTGCCCCTCCTCCTCCCAAAGTCCCTGCCGTTCCAGCTGCAGAGGCAAGTTCAGCAGCGGCAGCAAGTTCGGCAGCGGTTGCCGCACCAGCAGCACCAGCACCTGCTCCAGCACCTG